TTTGAATAGACCAGGTGTCTATCGATTTCAAAGAGCTGATGGGACAACATATCTAGTTGCAAACAAGACAAGTGCATGGTTCGTCAGTGAAAATTCTACCATCTACTTGCCCTTGGACAAACTATTAGAACATGTAAAAACCGTGTCTACTAAGGTGAATCAATGTATTGGAAGAGATATGTCAATAGATCAAATTAGAAAATCCATTACAGCTGCCTTGATTCCCATAGCAAACCAATCTTTTTCTAACGCGGAAGAGTACAGCCTTATTTGTGATCTGGTTTTGACTAAAACAGCTGCCCTAGGCACTGCTTTACAGAAGACAGTCACTTATGATCGTGTTGATGATATAGTCAGTCGCTTTAAACTATCATATGAGGAGAAAACTGACTACATGTTCTGGTTGACGATATTTTTGGGATTGGCCTTAATATCAGTCACTTGCTACTACAACCATAGTCTTATTAACGTACCTTTAGGGTGGGTTTACGCTTGTTGTAGTTATATAAACACATTCGTTTCAGGATGCTATTATGATTTCATTGGTGCAGTCACTACATCGAACGCCACTGTGGTAGATTCTGTCAAATTCATATCTCATATCTTTTTATTGGGTTTGTCAACAATTACTTCGTGGATTGATTTATCAGATTATTTTTACTACACCCTTGGAATCTTATTATGCATTTTAAAATTTATAGTTATACCTCGAAGGATCAGATACTACGTGTTTATATTATGGGCTGTCTCAGTCATACCTGGAGCGGTAGCGACTGAAGGTGATTTCTTAACAGAACAACGAGAGTTCGTACAATTTTTATTAAACGGAATGACTCTATTTAGCTTTTTATCGTTGGTTAAGAAATTTCTGAAGCGGAATGCCAAGTATATACGACCCGTGACAGAATCGAATCTGATAACCTCAAAGTGTGTAGGTAAGAACACTGAGTCGGTTATGGACGACACCTGCGTTTTTAGAATTCTAACCCCTGATAAAACGCGACTATTACGATATAATGAGGATATACCATGTACATGTCATAAACTCAGAAACATGGTTGAGACGATTGAACACTACGACCCACGCGTAACTCCTATATTATATCATCCTTGCTATCTCAATAATCTTGCCTCAATCAAACGCATGACAAACAAAGTAGTCAGACCTGACCCAAAAATGCTAGCTGATTTTGAAGCTTGGTTTAAGAAAATATTCAAAAATGAGATTATACCAATTATTGATCAAATGAATGTGGATGAAGTACAATGGTTCAACCATTTGGAAATGAGCAAGCAAAAAGAAGTTGCTCGATTTATACAACATGAAGACAATGCTGATTATGAACCCACTGATTTTGAAAAAGAAATGAAGTATTCTCACGTTTTTGAAAATTTTGTTAAATCTGAAAAGCAATTTATAGTCGATGGTGACGTGCCTAAGACTCGTTGTATATGTAGTCCCGGTTCTTTCGTTAAATATGTAATGGGACCAATGGTATTAGAAGCAGAGCGCGTATTCAAACAGAATTTCTTTGGCTATAAACAGCCGAGCAACTGGGAAGAGTATGAAAGGTTCTACAATGAATGTTATGCTGATGGTTTTGATAATACACTACAGTTAGACGGCAGTGGATTTGACATAACTCAACATATAGAATTGAAAAGAATAGTCGACCAAACTATTTATAAGGCTATGAAGCATAAAGCACACGTTCCAGAAAATGTATTTTTACACGTGGCTTTGACCGAAAGAAAGAAAATCAAATTGATGTTAAGAGAGGATGGCAAGAATGTTAGTTATGGAACTGTAGAAGTTATCGGCAAGACACTTTCAGGAGATAATGATACTACTTTAATGAATACTATAAGGATGGTACTCTATAATCGATATGTCAATGAAAGATTATGCAAATATGAGCCCCAAACTCGTTACAAATTAATGGTTAAAGGAGATGATGTAGTCTGCATCTACGATCATATTGATTATTTAAATTTTGCTAAGAAGAGATATGCTGAAGTATTCATGAACAAATCCGACGACAAACAAATTCATGGTCTAGGACAAATAAGCAAATTCTATAAAGTTGGGACTTTGGAAACAATAGATTTCTGTTCAACCAACGTCATTCGTAATTATTTTAATGAACATAAAGTGATAAGAAAAATAGAGAATTTGTACCTGAAAGAGAGATATAGCACTAAACTAGCAAATTCAGACATGCTTAAACAGAAACGAATCCACTATGATGCTATAGTGAGTGCTAAGAAATGGACAGGTGGTGACAATGTTTTACAACGCTACATATCCAAATGTCACTTGGATCAGAAACCCGTAATAGTGAAGCCTGTCAAAAGTAAATCCAAAATACGGTTTACAACTTACAAAGACGACAACAATTACTTGGACCGCATAAAAAGTTATGAAGAACACTTGACTGAAGATCAAAGGATAACCCAAACAAAACTAACCGATGATGATATAGAAAGTTGGGTTTGGAGATCATCAAGTGATATTCAAG